AAGCTTAAACGAACTAAGGGGCATCTGCTGGTTAAAACCGGTGGGTGTCCCTTTTTTTTTGTTAATGGAGAAACCCAATGCTGACAAAGATTGAAGCAGTCAACATCATTCTGAATGTCATTGGTGAAACACCAGTGAGCAGCTTGGCTAGTGGATTACCTGATGCTGAAGCCGCCGAACTCAAACTGGACCAGACGGTCAAAGAGGTTCTGGCTAAAGGCTGGCAGCAAAACTCTGATCAGAACATCACGCTTAGTCGTAACAGTTCCAAAGAGATCATCGTGCCTGACCAATATTTGCGCGTAGATACTGTCGGAACTGACAAGGACGTCAACGTGACGGTCCGCAAACAGGACGGTAAACGTAAGCTGTTTGATATCACTAAGTACGTCTACACATTCGAGCGTGATCTGAAAGTAGACGTTTTGATCTCACTAGATTTCGACGCGCTAAATTTTGAACTCCAGAACTACATCGCATTTCGTGCCGCCCGTAAGTTCCAAGAGTCAGCGATGGGTAGTACTTTGCTCGACAGCTTTGCGGCTCGACAAGAGCAAGAAGGCTATGCGGCCCTGATGGACGCTGAAGCCGAGAATGAAGACAACAACATTCTGACTAGCAGTTCGTATATGGTCTACGCGACATACCGCAACTCACCGATATCGGGGCGATAAAAATGGGAAAACTAGTCGAACAACAGATCAAGACACTTTACCAAGGGGTCAGCCGACAACCTGATACCGTCAGGCTCCCAGGACAAGTACAAGAAGCTGACAACGTGTTAGTTTCTGTCGTGCACGGTGGTGTCGAAAGCCGTCCGTCGAGCCGACACATTTCGAACATGTCGAGCATTGCCACAGCACACAAACCGGCGATCTACGCATACGCCCGTGACGCTGCCGAACAATACATGATCGTGGTGAACAACAATACGATCAAAGTGTTTGACCTCGACGGAGTCGAAAAGACCGTCTCTACGCCAAACGGTGTGTCGTACATTACGGGTGCTGACGTCGATGATATCTCGTTTGTCACACTGGCAGATTATACCGTGATTGCAAACTCGCAGAAAACCGTGGCGATGACTGCGAGTACCTACACCGATCCATACAAAGCGTTGATCAACTGTAGGACTACTAACAATAGTACCAGTTACACAATTAAAATAACGACAGGTGGATCGACCACGACGGTTTGGTCATACAGTGGGAACTCTTTAAGTGGCACGGAAGTCCAATCGAATATCAATTCGAACATCTCGTTGCCCTCTGGTTTTACTAAAACTGAACTCGACCAGACCATTCTGATCCAAGGGAACGCTGCGTTCACTATCGAACACACGGGCAGTGATGCCACATACGGGCCGTGGACGATGACAGAAGTCGTAGGCAAACGTGAGTATCTACCGCTAGACGCCCCTACCGGATACAATATCCGAGTTGGGGCAAACGTCGATGGCGAACAGTTTGGCTATTGGACGCAGTTCACGCCCGACGAAGGGGGCTGGGTTGAGTCCGCTGATCCATACGCAGCTAATGCGTTTGATCTGACTACGATGCCACACTTTTTGATCCGCAACGCTAATGGAACCTTTACGTTTGAACGAGGTGCATACACTAGTAGGATCGCGGGTGACATAACGACCGCACCTGATCCCGATTTTGTAGGCTCTCAGATCACGGCTCTGGTCTACCATCGTAATCGATTAGGTGTCGTTGCCGGTGAGAACATTTTCTTTTCGCAAGCTGGACACTACTTTACGTTCTGGGCTGACTTTTCGACACAGTCACTCGACAGCGATGGGTTTGGACTGACAGTGTCATCAGACACAGTGAACAAACTGCAACACGCAACGGCATTTCGTCGGTCACTCTTTCTGACTAGCGACAAAGCACAGTTTGAAGTCTTTGGGTCTGACAAACTGTCACCATCGACTGCAAGTGTAGACCGCTCAACGACATATCTGACTGAAACAAAATGCCGTCCGATCACGCTTGGCAACACTCTGTATTTCGCAGCGAAGTCGGGCAGAGACGCCGTGGTCTTTGAGTACCAATACGATGACACGTCGGTGTCAAACGTCGCTCAAGACATTACGCTACACGCGCTGGGCTACGTTCCCGCACCAATCATTCGCATGACGGGCGATCCGACAAACGACATGATCTTTGTGCTTAGTGAAAGTGAGCCAAACGCAATCTTTTGCTACAAAATGTATCTAGACGGGAACACCAAAGCGCAATCAGCTTGGACCAAATGGACGTTTGGAACTAGCACTATAGTCAAATTTATACAGATCATTAACGGGGAACTGTTTGTGGTCCTCACGCGCAACGGCGCGACAGTCTTTGAGAAAATCTTTCTGAGATACGAATTGTCTACCGAAAAGCATCCCTACCAGATCAGCATGGATCGTCAGGTATCACTGACAGGAACCTATGCCGCCGGTACGGGTCTGACTACTTGGACCACTCCGTATCCACACCAATCAGCCGCGACCGTCGTGTTGTCTACAGATTTTGCAACCGGCCTTGTTGGCGAAGTTCTGAACGTCTCGTACCCGACTACCACAACTATAACAGCGGTCGGAGACTTCAGCGGCGGTGCAGCTATCGTTGGGACTACGTTCACCTCCAAGGTGGTCCTTTCGAAGCTGTACCCGCGAGACCCACAGAATCAAACGACCATCACGACCGGACGCTTTCAGTTGAAAAACATGAAGTTCAACTTCAAGGACACGGGTCACTTTAAGATACAAGTAACACCAGAACGTCGAACCGCAAAAACTTACAAGTTCAATGGACGGCTTGTAGGCTCTGAGATTAACTTAATTGGCACAGCGGCTATCGAACCACTTGGATCATACAAGTGTCCCGTGATGTCACGCTCCGACACCGTGGATATTCAGATACTAAATGACACCGAAAAGCCAATGAACATTACCAGCGTCGATTACACTGGTTTGTTCAACGAAATTACGAGAGCGGGGTAACGATCATGTGCGATCCAATAACAGCGGGTCTGATGGCGGGTCAGATGTTCATGGCGCAGCAAGCACAAGATGCTGCCTACACACAAGCTAACCAAGCGGCGGAAAGAGCAAAGGCGCAGCTACAGCAAGAGTACGCAGCGGCCCAAGCGCAAACCAAAGCTGAACACGCTGAAACCAACAGGCAAATGGCTGACGAACAATCACGCGATTTCGACGAAAAGTCAGACGCCATTCGCGCAGCAAACGAGTCGTTAGGCACAATGAGGGCAACCGAAACAGCGTTGTCCGACGCATCGCTCGGCACGATCCTGTTCGAGGAAGCGTATGGAAATGCGCTGAATTATACGAGGCTCGACAAGACCTCACAGAACGCGCTGTTGGCACTGGAAAGTCAAAAAGGTGCTGCCACGCAGAACTACATTAGTCGCACTACGCTGGCTCAAAATCAGACAACCAATACGCTTGCTGAAGCCCATTCGCGGAAGGTCAGCGCAAAGTTACAGAAGACGTCAAGCATGTTGCAGATTGGTGCGAGTGCTTACGCACAACACTCACAGCTAAACGCGATCAAGGGAATTTAAAATGGCTAGAATGGCGCGGTCACAAACCAACTATCGTGGAGCCACTGGTGGTCTCGCTGGTGTCAAAACGCAATCTTTTGCTCAACAGGTTCCCCAGATACAGAGCGAAGGTGCTGGGCTAGACCCGTTTCGTGGTGACCTTACGAATGCCTTCAATCAGTTCTTTGGCAGTCTAGGAAATTCAATTGGTACTTTCCAAGACGCTCACTTTCAGAACCAAAAGATCGAAGATGCAGAATACGCCGTGGACATGAAGAAACAAGCGGCTGTCTCCGCGACTGACTACTACATGGAGAACCCAAAGTCTCGCGACGTAGGCGAAGCGTTGAAAACAACAAGTGTCGAGCAGCAAGGCAACCGACACTTTGTGGACACCTTCAAAAGTTCACTGGGTTCCAACATTGGGTCACGGATGTACAGCGACTTTGCCCTCGCGCAAGCCCAACGTGCACCTAGCACTTTCGAAGCGAATGCCTCGCAGTATTGGCAAGACAACTACAAAGACGGAACTAATGATCACACAGTAGATATGGCGATGCAGACCGCATGGGCCAGCAACTACGAGACCCAACGGGTCACCGCCGCGCAAGAAACAGTGAGACGTCAAAAGGCAGCGTCTGATCTAGAGTATCGCCGGTCGATCTACAACAAGATGGCACAGCCTGAGATCACGGCAGCGGCGTTCAATTCGATACTGCAAGGTGGTACATCACGGGCTGGTGAAACGACCGGCCAACTCCAAGCGCGAAACTTGGGGATCATGGTGAACGCTGCGATGACAGGTCGCATGTCCCAGAAAGGGGTCGCCTCCTTCATTG